AAGCTTAGACAACCCATCCACATTGATTACATATCAATGTATATTCTTAGAGAATCAATTGAAAAAACTAAAGACATCATTGATAAATTAGTTGAAGACAATATTATTGAAGAATCAAAATATGTGAAAGATTATTATGTGGTTAAAAACATATAAGATTCAAAACGGATACGAAAAATAATTAAAAATTTATATTACACATTTTTATCTTGAAAACAAAATTAGAATATGTTTGGTTAGATGGTTATAAGCCAGAGCCAAATTTGAGAAGTAAGGTTAGAATTATTGAAAAACCTACGAACAACATTACCATTATGGATATTCCTGATTGGGGTTTTGATGGTTCATCAACAAATCAAGAGGAAGGTTATTCTTCAGATTGTTATTTGTCACCTGTTAGAATTTATTCCAACAACAAGTCATCTGATATCGTTTATGTTTTTTGTGAAGTGATGGACAAAAACGGCAATCCACACTCAACAAATGACAGGGCAAAATTAGGTGCCGAAGATAAAGATTTTTGGGTAGGATTTGAACAAGAATACTTTATCCGTTCAGGTCATAATAAATCTATTTTAGGGATGAACATTACAGGAGGAATAATTGACCCTCAAGGAATATACTATTGTGGTGTTGGTGGTCAAATGTATGGAAGAAATTTAACCGAACAACATTTAGATATGTGTTTGGATTATAATATTGGTATTGAGGGAACCAATGCTGAAGTTGCAATTGGTCAATGGGAATACCAAGTATTTGCTAAAGGTAAAGTTCAAGCCGCTGACGACTTATGGATGTCTCGTTACTTCCTTTACAAAATTGCCGAGAAACACGGATATCAAATTGAATTACACCCAAAACCTTTAACAATGGGAGATTGGAATGGTTCAGGTCTTCATACCAACTTCTCAAACAAAAGAATGAGAGATACAGGAGGAGAAGAATACTTCAACTCAATCTTCAAAGTATTTGAATCAAGAGCAAAAATTCATATTGAAAATTATGGTTCAGATAATCATTTAAGATTAACTGGTAAACATGAAACACAATCAATTGATAAGTTCAGTTGGGGCGTATCTGACAGAGGTGCATCAATTAGAGTACCAAAAACAGTTGGTGAAACTTGGAAAGGATACCTTGAAGATAGAAGACCAGCATCTAATGCAAATCCGTACCGTATTCTTAATGTTATTTGTGAGTCATTGGATTTGGCAAAAGATTTGGATGAAACATTACATGTAATGTATGATGATATTGATACCAGTAAGTTGAGTGAAAAGTATGGGACATTATCAAATAATGAACTATTAAGTGAATATAATACCGACTTTGACTCTGAATTTGATGATATGTTGCTTTGATGGATTCTAAAGCAAATGTCCCAACTGAAGAAATTAAATTTAATCTAAATAAAAATTAATATGAATGATGAAAAAGAAATGGTTAATCACCCTGACCATTACCAATTTGGTAAAAATAATGAATATGAAGCCATTAAGGTTATTGATGCTTGGGACTTGGGATTCTCATTGGGGAACACGGTTAAGTATATCTCAAGAGCGGGTAAGAAAGACCCTACAAAAGAAATTGAAGATTTGAAAAAGGCATTATTTTATTTAGAACATCACATTAAAACATTAGAAAAAAAATGATAGAAAATTATATAGGAAAAGTTATTAATGGAGATTGTATTGAGGTAATGAAAACTTTACCGGATGATAGTGTAAATTTGGTGGTGTCATCGCCTCCATATAATGTAGGAATTGGTTACGACACACATATTGATACTTTATCGATGGATGAGTATTGGGGTTGGACAAAAGAGTGGTTAGCGGAAACTTACCGATTACTCAAAGACGATGGTAGAATTGCAATTAATATTCCATTAGAGACAAATGTTAGAGAACGTGGTGGTAGAGTATTTTTTGTTTCTGAATTTTATCAGATAATGAAACAGGTTGGGTTTAAATTCTTTGGTGTTGTTGACCTTGAAGAAGTATCACCACATAGAAGTAAAACAACAGCTTGGGGTTCGTACATGTCCAGTTCTGGACCGTACATATATAACCCGAAAGAGTGTGTGGTCTTGGGTTACAAGAAACATCATATTAAGACAGTTAAGGGTGAATCACAATGGAAAGGAGTTCCGACTGAAATTGAACAGGAGGATGGAACAATTAAGAAAAAAGTAGTTTATCTTGAAGAAGATAAGAAAGAGTTTATGGAATTAGTATTCGGACAATGGAAATATTTTGCGGATACCAAATCTTTAACTAAAGCAAGTTTCTCAATGGATATTCCAAGTAAAGCTATCAAAATATTGACTTATAAAAATGATATTGTTCTTGACCCATTTGCTGGAAGCGGGACTAGTTTGGTTGCGGCTGAAACCTTGAATCGTAGATGGATAGGAATTGAATTGAGTGAGAATTATGCAAAGATTGGACGAGATAGAGTCCAACATTTTATTGATTTAAATAAACAAACCAAATTAGAATTTAATTAAAAGGGTCGTGAGACCCTTTTTTTCTTTTATGGATATTTATTAGTAAAACAAAAATGGTCAATATCATATTAACTGAAAAACAATTAGCATTAATTACACGAAATTTTGTTGATAAAGATAAAAAAAATAAATTCAATTCAAATACGATAGATAATGGATTGGATTATATGACAGAAATTTTCGGTGGAACTTTGAAAGTTAATATAAAATCTAAAAATAAAAAATAATTTAACGATATGAAAGAAGAATTAATACTTAAATTAGTACAAATACAATTACAATTCAAATTTTTGCATTGGCAAACATTTGGGGATGCTAAACACAGGGCTTACGGTGAAATATACGACAGTTTAGGTGAAACAATTGATATGTTTACTGAATCTATGATGGGTAAATACGGTAGACCTGAATTTGAACCTGAGTTTTCAATTATGTTCCAAGATATAAGTGCAATCAATGTTCAAAACTTTTTGGACGGAATCACCGAGTTTTTGGTTGATATGACAGAACAATTAGATTCAAGATACGATACTGATTTACTTAACCTTAGAGATGAAATGCTGGGTGAAATCAATAAATTAAAATACTTATTAACATTAAAATCATAATATGGGACAAAAAATAATAAAATTAACTGAAAACGATTTACGAAACATCGTTAAAAGAGTCATTAAAGAACAAGACGAAAACCATAACGCAAATCTTACAATTCAATGTTTCTTGAATAAGAAAGGAATTAAAGACAATTTAGGGCAACCGTTAAAGATGGATGGTAGTATCGGTAAATTACCTAATTCAAAAACGGCACAAGCAATTGCTACTTATCAATCAAAAATTGGTGTGAATGATGATGGAGTTTGGGGTTATGAGACAGGTCAAAAAATGTCATCCGCAGATAAATCAATATTCAAACAATGTGCATCTGACCACGGAGATTTAATTGATAAAGCAATGCATTGGCTTGGAATCGATTAAGATATGAATTAAATTAATTTCATAACGAATTAGATAGGTTTTTATTAAAAAAGTGTATATTTATAAGTATACACTTTTTTTTATGATTAAATCAGTTTGGAAACCAATAAGTAAAAAATCTAAGATATCATATTATGAAATCGTAGATAAAGAAAGATTATTGAATAAAAAGGGTACGACAGCATATAAAGTGATATGGGTTTGTGATAACCCTAATTGTCGTACACCTGATTTAATTCACTCAATTAGTGCTTGCCATTTAGTAAAAGAAAAGATGTGTTATGGAACACAAATTTGTCGACCGTGTCAATGTTCTGGTGAGGGAAATGGTAGATATGGTGACAACAGAAAATGGAAAGATTTTTTTGATGAAAATAAACTGAATGCTTTGAAGAAACAATATTCAAATAAATGGCAAGGTGAGTTAAATCCGTCAAAAAAAGATTATGTTAAAATTAAAAAAAATCAATTAATTATTAATAAAGAATCTATTGAAGAAATTTGTAATAATTTGGGGTTTAAATTAATTGAATTGTTAAAATTGGATGGAAAACGAAGTGAGTTTAAGGTTGAATGTGAAAACGGTCATATTAGTAAAAAAAAATATGCTTCCTTTACAAAGAAAGGTCAAAAATGGAGATGTGGTAGATGTTTTTATGACTCCATAGGTATTAATTTGTCAGATGAAGAAATTTTAAAATTTGAGAAATATCGAAAACAAGTTAGAGCTTTGACCGCAAAGACATATAGGAATTTTAAATCGTTTATAAATCCAAATGACTTGGTAAATGGTAAATATGACTATCATATTGACCATAAATATAGTGTTTATGAGGGATTCAAGAATAATGTTGATGTTAAAATAATTTCCTCAAAAGAAAATTTACAAATGTTATATTATTTGGATAATTTATCTAAAGGGGTGGGATGTTCAATTCAATTGGGGGAATTATTAATTAAAACGAGATATTTATTATAAAATTAATAATATGACATCCAGTAAAAATAGAATTGTCCTGGTTGAAAGTGGATTAAAAGGAATTCGTTCTCTCGCTAATAGATACAAAAAGGCGGAAATCTACTTTCACCAGGACCTGTGACTTGATGGAGTAACTACAGCAATTGCAATAAAAAAATACCTTGAAGATAATGGTATTGATGTGGTTGATGCTCACGTCATACAATATGGTGATAAAGAATTTGCGGTTAAGAAAAATGATGCGACTGGTGATACAATGCCTGTGTTATGCGATTTTGCCCACGGCAAACCAATGTTCGTTATTCACACCGACCACCACGATAGACAGGCTGGTGCTGAAGACACAAAATCAACTTCATTTAGGTCATCTCGTTCGAATGTTGAAACAATATCACAAGTTGTTTCTCCAAAAGATATATTCCCATCTTCAGATATATTGTTAATTAGTACTGTCGACTCGGCAGATTTCGCTAAGTATGATGTTACGCCTGATGAGGTAGTTAATTATATATTTAGAATTGATAAAGACAAGAGTTTACAGAAAAACAAAATGTTACTTGGGTTTGTTATTAATAAACTAGTGTTAGCGTTTAAAAACAAGCCAGGGTTTTTAGAGGGTTTAGTGATGAACTCCAATCCTTCTTTGATGTCGATATTGACAAACATCAAAGAATGGATGAAAAAAACCAATGCTGCAAAACCCGAAGAATTACAAAAAAATGCAGAATCTTATAGAGAAACAATGAAAGGTTATCCGAAGGTTGAAGACAATATTATTTTTCAATACGGAGGAGGTTCAATGTTTAAACCTGGTTCATACGATAGATACACACCATTCAGAAACAATCCTGAGGCTGACTTCTTAATCATGGCTTGGCCTATGGGTTTAGTTCAAGCGTCATGTAATCCTTTCAAGAAAGAAAGAGAATTGAAAGGTGTTAACTTGGGTGAGATTGCTCAAGAGGTATTATCTAAATGGGAAGACCAATTAAAACAAAGAACAATTCCATTATCAACAATAAAATGGATTTCGGAATCATCAAACGATTTTGGGAATACCAGTGTTGGTTTTACATTTAAAGATTTCAAAGCGTTATATGGAGATAAGTTTACCACAATGGAAGGTGGGAAAGAAATATTAGACCATATTCAAGAAATGATGGAAATACCTTTCATCAAATTACCTGAAGAACACAGAGAAATGTTAGATAAGATTGGCATTAATGCTTGGGATTTAATTCAAGCCAATTCAGGTGGGCACAAATGTATTACTAATATCTCAG